CTTAATTCAACAGATAATTCTAATTCTGGTGTCGGAGTTTCAAAATCTATATTGAAGAAACTATCTGTAGTCATTTGGTTATGTTATCCTTTCCAAACATATCAAAATTTGCTAGATTTGCCATAACTACCCTGTAGCCTTATATGCTACCTCCTCACACAAAGGGGTAGTTACTAACTATGGAAGATCAAGAAGAAAAAGATGGTATGAATTGGGTTTCAACAGGAATCCAATTTATTGTATTGCTCTGGTCTTTAGCAGTTATCAGTTTTTCATATTATGGTAACTCGCCAAGACAAATTGATACAACTTTCGCTGCTGGAATTTTAAGCACGGTTTTAGGAAATTTTGGACTTAACATTAAGAAAAATGGTGACAAAAAGAAAAATAACAATGCTGTTAAAATAGTAGATAACAAAGATTCAAAGGCGGGTATCAGCAACACATGATTAAAAAGCTTCTACCATTTTTATTTATTGTCGGAAGTCCTACCGCAGTGCTGGCCGACATTTCTCATTCGATCCAGAATATAGTCTCTGTCAGTACACTAGGTGCTTCATCCACAGCGAATAGAGTAGGTACAACCTTTTCTGCCTCTGGCACAAATGTTACCCCAACTGCAAGTGAAACTGCTAACGCTATTGGAACGTTAGATTTAACAGATAATCAAATCACTAATGGTGTACCGACTATAGATTCAACTACAACTTATGCAGTTACCACCGCAGGGGATGCTTGGTCTGTGTCGGAAAGTTTTATTCAAGGCGATTCTATACCTACAAGTTTTTTAGGAACAACAGTGACTAATGGTGCTGTACCATCACTACCTATCTTTGGAGACACGCAGACAGTTGCAGGAGGAGATATAGGTACTACAGCTATAACTATGGACAGTGGTGGAGCTATGACTGTCAACTTATCTGATACAGGAGCAGGAACAACAGTTCAGATGTCCAATACAATAAAACTAGAAATTGATTGATGAGGTGGCTTGTACTTTTATTTCTTGCAATACCTAATGCAAAAGCTGGAAGTATCACCCCAGCGTTCACGACAGGACAGATTGAATCGACCAGTACAAGTAAAACGGTTATTGTGGAAACTATCGTTACAGAGAATTATAGGACAGGGTATTCATATTCAATGCAGGGCACTAATGTACAACCATCAGAAGGTACAGTTATTTCACCTGACGCAACCTATACAAACACGCAGACTGTTAATGGAGTGTCCTTTAAATGGGTAGCTCCAGAACTGACAACAAAACCACAATGGGAAGTGGTAGATCCAACAAAAGCTTTCAGCATTACCGAAAATTTTCTTGCACCTGGTTTGGATGCAACGAGCACCGTCCAGAGGACTATAAATACAGAAAGCCAAAATACCAGTTTAAGTATCTTCTCGCAATAATTTTACTTGCTTTTTCGCCCAAAACCCTTGCAAATACTGTAAGCTCGCCTTCAGCAAGTTCTAGTGGTACGGTGATTAATAACGGATATCAATCTATATCAGGAGGCTTTCCAACTCACAGGTTTTCAAATGGAATACAATGTCAGCTACCCACTCTTGGAATCAATCCCTTCATTACTAAGGGACAGAATTTTAGCTTACCAAGAGCTACAACAACTAGAACCAACATATACGATCTTTCAGAAGATGCTAATGGTAATCTTATTAATCCTGGTCGTATCCTTTACACTTCAGAACAGCCGAGAATAGATCAGACAACATATAACTATAATTATGGAGTGACTATAAGCTTACAGATACCTTTAGGCAAGAAGTTTGATGATATGTGTTTAAGAGCAGCGGAGGCAAATATTAAAGGACAGGAGTTTGCATTGACCAAGCTAAAACTTGAAGCTAATTTGGCACGACTTAAGATATGCTCTGAGCAGTTAAAACTCGGAGTAAAGTTTATTGGAGAGGATGCTGTTACCTGTAAAAACGTAGTATTAACAACCGTTCCAAATCAAGTATTACCACATACCCACAAATTAGAAACAAAATAATGGGCAAGTCAACCAGCCTTGTTTTTCCTGCCCTTAAATATTTTAGCTATACGTTTTATAAGTTGTTTCACTAATGGTTTTACAGCCGATAAAAGTAAAGGAGTAACCGCAGCCACAGTAGCGATAGCAGCAGTAGAGATAACAGTGCTAAATTCTGGAAGGTACTGATCTTTGAAAGGAACGTCCTCATAAATCGTGGTGCATATACTCCCATCTTCGCTTCTTTCATGTCCTACGACACGTTCCAGCCTCTTTTCGTTACGAAAATCTCCTACTCTCTGATCTTTTTTACCAGGACATTCTACAAATTCAACATCTTTCTTCTTTTTATCAGGAAGTTTTATTTTATTAGTGCTTTTAGGAACAGCTTGTTTTGATTCTACTGGTGCTGTATCTGTATAAATTATTTCTCTTGGATCGTATCTTATTGGATCGAATGATGGCATCTGACCTTCTGGACAGGTAGTAAACGTACCATTAGTATCCGCTATTAACAAGGAAGGATTGCGTGTTACCTCTAAATCTCTATGAAATAAATTACAACCTGGTATCTGTCCTCCTAATTTATGTTGTGTAAAATATGGTGTCTCAGGTATCTCAATATTAGGTAAATCTATTTTAGGTATTTTAATCGTAGGCATATTTTGGTCTTAAGACTTCTACATCAGAATGACATTTAGGGCAGGATAAATTAGTCATCATTG